AGGAGCCGATCAAGCACTCACTGGCGGCCAAGGACTAGTAGTCATCAGATTCGAAGACGCATGAGGACGACATGATAACCAAAGATATGCTTAGAAAACTGGCTCCTTCTGCGAAGGAGGAGATCATAGCTCACCTAGCCGATAACTTGAATGATCAGCTAGCGAAGTACAACATCAACACCTATCTCAGGGTATGTCATTTCCTGGCTCAGGCGGCTCACGAGTCTGCCAGCTTCAGGACTCTCGAGGAGTACGCTACCGGAGCGGCCTACGAGGGCCGCAAAGACTTAGGCAATACACAGCCAGGAGATGGCAGGCGCTACAAGGGCCGCGGCATCTTCCAGCTGACAGGCAGGGCCAACTACAGGACTTATGGACAGAAGCTAGGTTACGACCTGGAGAACAACCCAGAACTGGCCAAGGATCCACTGGTCTCTATCAAGACCGCGTGTGAGTACTGGAATTCTAGGGGATTGTCAGCATTCGCAGACAATGACGACGTCATGACGATCACTAAGAGGATCAATGGCGGCTTCAACGGCATCGACGATCGTAAGCAGTATCTTGTGAAGGCCAAAGCTATTATACCTAAAGACCTGAAATTGTCAACTTATGAATCATCGGAACCACCTCCTGCGCCAGTAGATCCGCTGATTCCTCCCATAGTCGTGGCGAAGAGAGGCGACAAGTCTTCCTACGTCAAGGACCTGCAAGACATGCTCGTCAGGAAGGGTGCTGCAATCGTAGCCGACGGTGACTTCGGCGTTAAGACCGAACAGGCGGTCAAGGACTTTCAGACGAAGAACAAATTACCAGCTACCGGTGCCATCGACACCGACACTCTCAATAGGATGATGATGTAATGGAAGAGTCGTGGGTCAAGCAGTACTGGAGGCCGGCGATCGCTTGGCAGTACTTCACCGTGTGTATATTCGACTTCATCATATTTCCACTATGTGACTTCTCGCTAGGTTACTACTTGAAGACCGACAACAACTGGGATCCGATCACTCTCAAGGACGGCGGTTTCTATCACATAGCCATGGCTGCCATCATCGGAGTCTCGGCTTGGACCAGAGGTCAAGAGAAGATCACCAGGGTATTAGAAGGTGATCTAATGATACAAGAAAAGACAAAAACAACTCTAACACCGACGGGTGATAAATGAAGACGTTCAAGAAGTTTGTCGCAGAAGCAAGTCGTATCTTCCCCGACGTAGCACCAAAAAAGCAATTCGGTGATGACACTAAGATGAAACTTCTTTCGAAAGGTATAGTCCCACCTCAAGAGAATCCAAATAAGTCCGTAGATACTACCGGCGCAAATTCACCGTTTGCCGATCCTAAAGTCAAGTCGTATAGGGTATCACCAGACAAACCCATGACAGGTAAAGATGATGCCGTAGGTAGAGAGCTGGCTAAAAAAGGATACGATCAGTCCGGTAAGAAAATGAGAGCGGTATCTTATCCCGATACTCGTTCAGCAAAAACAGGAATGGCGACTGATACTAAAGTCAAACTCGCGAACATAACGCGAAAGATCAATACTCCACCGGCTATGCAGAAAAAAGAACCAGCTGAGAAACCAAAAGTCGGTTCTCTCGTAGCTCCGCAGTCTGGTTATCCGGCATCGAAGAAGACGAGGCTCGCTCCAGCAGAAAATCAAAAGGCGTCTTCTGGTGGTTCATACAAGATAAAGTCTGGCGATAACCCGACGAAGATTGCAAAGTCACTCGGCATGACGCTCGATGACCTAGAAAAGAAAAATCCAGGGTTCTTGAAGAGAGCAAGAAGACTGAAACCCGGTGAAACGATAAACAGGTAGCACCGAAGCCGAAGGAAAAGTAGATGCTGACTTTCAAAGAATTTAGACAGCTCCAAGAAGAGATGGACGACGAGCTCGAAGAGGGCTGGAAGGACTACGTTCCTTCGATGAAGAGTGTATCCACGTTCGGTAGGAACTTCGCTGACAAGGCTTCTCTGGGTACTTATAAGTACGTCCGAGCCGGAGCCGACACCGTAATCAAGAAGGCTCTCGGTAGGAAGACTAACTACAATAAAGAGCTAGAACAAGAGAAGCAGAAGCTGGCCAAGGGCGAGAAGGATGAGCCCGGTGCTTCCGTGTTAGGAGACGTTGCCGGCACTGTGGCGGTCGCGGCGGCTCCGGGACTAATAGCACCTGTCAAAGCCGCCAAGGAGACTGGAGGCTTCGTGGCCTCGCTGCTCCCGAGAATCAGAAGAGCTACAGGTTATTGAGGAGACAAGATGTTGATCACGCTACTGTCACCATTTCTAGGTATACTGGGAAGCCTCCTGCCTGCTATAGTTCGAATCTTCGAGCGCAAGCAGGAACTCAAGTTCCAGGTAGACACTATCAAATTGCAGATGGAGGCTGCGGTACAGAATGCTCAAGTCCAGATCGCTATTGAAGACGCTAAGGCGGACGTTGAAGACGCAAAATCTGTTCGATCTTATGATAATAACGTTGATGGTGGAAAGTTTATTAACGCACTACGCGCTTCTATTCGCCCTGTTATAACCTACGTCTTCTTCTTCGCATTCATCGCCATCAAGATTGCAGTCGTAAGCGTCATGATCACGCAAGGAGCCTCGATGACCGAGATGCTAAAGGCCGTCTGGGATCAAGACACGATGTCTCTATTCGGCGCCGTCATGGGCTTCTGGTTCGGTTCTAGGATACTAGAGAAGACCGGCTACGGTGGCATGACTCATGGAAGAGTCGTCACTACAGTCTCTACTGCAGAAAAGAAAAAGTAACTCTCCTGACCTATAAATATAGGGAAGAACTGGAGAACATAGATGTCTACGCCAACCACCAAAGCCGAGTTCAAGGAGTACTGCCTGCGTAAGCTGGGCAAGCCCGTGATCGAGATCAACGTCGACGACGATCAGGTGGACGACCGCATCGACGAGGCGCTGAAGTACTACTGGGACTATCACTTCGATGGCTCTGAGAGATTGTACTACAAGTACATGATCCAAGATGGCGACCGCAGGGACGCCATCAAGGAGATCACTATCGCCAATGGCGGTATTGGCTACTCTAACTCCGATACGATAGTCATCACTGCCAATACGAGTGATACGACTGGAACCGGTGCCACCGCCACTTTGACTACTAACAGCAGCGGCGGCATCGTATCCGTGACCATAGCGAATAACGGTGCTCTCTATACGCTGGACCCTAGTGTCACGATCACAACGACTGGCGGCTCAGGTGCAGACCTTCGTGGTTACAAGGGTGGTTACATCAAGCTGCCTGAGAACGTCATGGGCGTGATTGGCATCTTCCCGATCGGCGACCCGTCTCTCTCGGTCAACGACATCTTCAACATCCGCTACCAGATAGCCCTGAACGATCTGTACACTCTGACCAGCGTGCAGCTGACTCCGTACTACATGGCGATGGAGCACTTAGCTCTCATTCAGCAGCTCCTAGTAGGTCAGCAGCCGGTCAGGTTCAATCGTCACACCGACAAGATGTACATCGACACCGACTGGAGCAAGCTGCCTACCGGCAGGTTCATCCTCATAGAGTGCTACCGAGTCATCGATCCTGAAGAGTACAGGGACGCGTGGGGAGATCGATGGTTGTCGCGATACGCTACTTCACTCATCAAGAAGCAGTGGGGTGTCAATCTCAAGAAGTTCTCGGGTATGCAACTACCGGGCGGCATCACATTCAACGGGCAACAGATATACGACGAGGCAGCTGAAGAGATAGACAAGCTAGAGGCTGAGATGATCAGCAGCTACTCGCTCCCAGTACTCGACATGTACGGCTAAGGAGCCGCCATGGGTACCGGTACAAACTTCTACTTCAATAACTTCCAGGCTAGTAACGAGCAGGGCGTAATCGAGGACTTGATCATCGAGTCGATCAAGATCTACGGTCAGGACATGCACTACCTGCCGCGTCGCTACGGCGGTCTCGATCAGGTGTACACTGAAGACGCCGCATCTTTCTACGACCGCGCTTATCCGATCGAGCTCTACATCAAGAACGTGGACGGGTTCCAGGGCGATGGCGACTTCCTGTCTAAGTTCGGCGTCGAGATCCGCGATCGCGTCACATTCACTATGGCGCGTCGCATCTTCTCAGACGAGGTCGGATCTAATGAGGGAACTACACGTCCATACGAAGGCGACCTCATATACTTCCCACTCAATAAGAAGATCTTCAAGATCATGTTCGTGGAGCACGAGGCCATCTTCTATCAGCTCGGCTCGCTACAGACCTTCGACGTGATCTGTGAGCTCTTCGAGTACAGCGGAGAGACTTTTTCCACTGGCATCCCAGAGATAGACATCCTCACGAAGAAGTACGAGTTCGACTTCACTAACGCCGGTCTCACGACAGAAGCTGGAGACATCCTCGTCGACGAGACCGAAGGCTTGCCTATCCTATTCGAGGAGTACGCTCAGAAGAACGACTTGCTCGACGACGGAGACATGTTCCAGCAGCAGGGCAACACGTTCCTGGACTTCACTGAGATCGACCCGTTTGCTGAAGGAAGGCGCTGGTAGAAGATATACTTTGCATATATACTATAGGACAATTGATTCTATGGAGTAAGATATGCATAAGTACGGTTTCGTCTACCTCTGGTACGACAGAAAGCACAAGAGATACTATGTCGGATGTCATTGGGGTAGAGAAGATGATGGATATGTTTGCAGCTCTTCTTGGATGAAACAGGCTTATAAGCACAGACCAGAAGATTTCCGACGCAAGATCTTAAAGTCAAATATTCAAGATCGAAAGAGTACATACATAGAAGAGCAGCGCTGGCTCGATATGATAAAACCAGAAGAAATCAAGGTCAGATATTACAATATCAAAATAACTACAAATGAAGTCTGGCACAAGTACGATGAGAGCATCAAGTCAGTATCTGATAAAGTCAAGGCTAACCACTGGACAAAGCGATCAGATTCTGAAGAGATAAGAAAGAAAATCTCATTATCTGGTAAAGGTAGGCCGAACCCATCCGCTAAGAAGTCTAAAACAGAAGACGTAAAGAAGAAGATTTCAGAGTCGCTGTCTGGTAGAAAGCTCAGTGAAGAGCACTCTGCAAATATCGGAAGAGCGATCAGCGCCGACTACACGTCCGGAAAAAGAAACAACGACTCTAACATAGGGTCAAAGAGAAGTGAAGAGACGAAAGCCAAGATGAGAGAAGCACAGAGGGCACTGTATTCTGGTCCGCGCGGTGAAGAGATCAGGAAGAAGATCTCTGAAAAGAAACGCCTACGTGATCTTCAGAAAATAGGAACTAACTAATGTTTGGACAGACTTGGTATCACGGCTCTATAAGGCGCTACATCATCCTGTTCGGTACGATGTTCAACGACATCTACATTCGCAGGTACGACGCCGCCGGCAACATGGTCAAGCTCATCAAGGTACCGATCACGTATGGTCCTAAAGACAAGGCCATCGCTCGTATCAACGAAGATCCGAATCTCAACAAGCCGTTCGCGCTGTTCGTCCCCTACATGAGTTTCGAGTTGAACTCGGTGCAGTACGACACTACGCGTAAGCTCAACACGATCAATCAGATCGTCAACACAGACTCTAACAAGAATCTGGCCAGGTACAACTACAACCCAGTGCCATACAACTTGAACTTCACGCTGAGCTGCGCAGTCAAGAACGCCGAGGATGGCGCGAAGATCATGGAGCAGATCCTGCCGTTCTTCACGCCGGACTGGACTGCTACTATCAGGATCATCGACGATCCGGAGATCGTGATCGACGTGCCTACCCTGCTCAATGACGTGCAAGTCAGCGACACGTGGGAAGGCAACTTCACTGATCGCAGGGCTCTCGTCTGGACTCTCAAGTTCACGATGAAGGGATACCTCTACGGACCGACCCGCAAGAGCAAGATCATCAAGAAGGCCGAGACGAACATCAAGTTCAAGCTCGCTCAAGACACCAACACTGCTATCGGCGACACGGCGAGTTACTTCGTGGCCGAGACTATCACAGTACAACCAGGAATGAGAGCCAACGGAGAGCCGACGTCCAACGTAGCAGAGTCAGTAGACTACTCTGAGATCAGTTGGACAGACGACTACGACTTCGCATTCGAACGCTTCTCGTATCCGGCCGGAAAGGACCAACCGTGAATGACCCCATCGCTAATGCTCTCAATCTCACACCTCTGAAAGAGATCCAACAGGAGCCTACTCCTGCCAAGACTGAGATAGTAGTTCACCAGTCGGAAGATCAAGTCGAGAACGACTTCGAGTACGCCCGCAGGAACATGTACGACATCATCGGCCAGGGCCAGGAGGCCATAGCCAGACTGATGGACATCGCCGACCAGAGTCAGCATCCCAGGGCTTACGAAGTCGTGGCCAATCTGATCAAGACTATGGCCGAGACTAATAAGGACCTCCTCGATCTCACCAAGAAGAAGCGCGAGCTCCAGCCTAAGAAAGAAGAAGAGACCAAGCAGCAGGTCACGAACAACCTGTTCGTGGGCTCCACGGCTGAGCTCCAGGCCATGCTACAGAAGAAGAGTGAAGAGTGAAGCTACCCGCGTACTTAGGCAACCCTCGGCTCAAGCGAGCCGGGGTGCCGATGCCCTATACGAAAGAACAGATCGACGAGTGGCTGAAGTGTGCTGCTGATCACACGTACTTCATCAAGAGCTACATCAAGATCGTTAACGTCGACCGAGGCTTCATACCATTCGAGCTCTGGCCATTCCAAGAAGAGATGGTCGACTCTTTCGTCAATGACAGATTTACCATCGCGAAGATGCCTCGTCAGGTCGGTAAGACGACCACGGCCGCTGCCTTCATCCTCTGGTGTATCCTCTTCAAGGAGAACTACTCGGTAGCCATCCTGGCCAACAAGATGGCCCAGGCTCGAGAGATCCTGTCCCGTATCCAGAGGTCCTACGAGGCCCTGCCGAAGTGGCTCCAGCAGGGAGTGGTGGAGTGGAATAAGGGTAACATCGAGCTCGAGAATGGATCCAAGGTTCTAGCGGCCGCCACCTCGTCGAGCGC